CACGCTGGCACGTCACACGCTGGCACGTCACACGCTGGCACGTCACACGCCACCCGCATAGGCGTTCACTTGAACACTAGTCGCTTGTCATATTTATGACACTCTTTCCGTTGTCGTATTTATGACATGCCCCGTTCGCTTGTCATATTTATGACACTCTTTCCGTTGTCATATTTATGACACGCCCCGTCCGCTTGTCATATTTATGACAAACCCCGTCCGTCAATTATTTTCTCCTATACAATATAAAAAGTCTTCTTTAGAATTCATTGACTAATGTGTCCGACACATTAGTCAACAGTGTTATCATAAGACTTTTTAATTCGCAAAACACAGCGACATATTAGGCAAAGATAAACACAGGGATTTCTGCGAACTATGAACCCCGATTCCTCGATCCCGTATCCCTCGCCCGTATCCAGTAACACCTCGATCCTGTATCCCGCTTCGCACACCCGTATCCAGTAACACCTCGTCCGTATCGCACACCCGTATCCAGAAACACCTCGCCCGTCCTCTAAAAATACTTTGCGATTCCTTGAAATACTTATTGACATTCTATACATAATATGCTATCATATATGGACAGTTGAGACAGACTGTATGAAGACTATGTATCCTAACACTACCACCGCCCGCTGCTCCTTGTCGGAGTGTCATAAATATGACACCTCCCACAAGCGGCAGAGAAAAGACATCACCCTAGCTGTATGCGACCACCTCGAAACTTTCCAGCCCGAACGCTGGAAGGCTCGCGAGAACTGGTCGTATAAAGCAAAGCGTCCAGCCGAAGCAAACAAAGCGAACGCTGTCTTCAATAGACAGCTCAAGCAATGGGATCGCGCCTGTCAGAAGGGCGACCTAAAAGCAATCATGCGCCTCGCCACTCTTAACCCTAAATTACTTGCCTAACCCTTTAGATTCTTATTGACATTCTGTCCATAATATGCTATCATATATGGACAGTTGAGACAGACTCTACTGCAAAACAACCTGTCATAAATATGACACAACCTAAACCAATGAATATGAATACTACCACTACCACTACCACTACCACAATGCCAGCATGGCTGGCTTCCGAAATCGCAACCCGCCCTCATCTGACAGCTGTCGTGAAACAGCTGCGGAAATACTGCCATCAGGCAGTACCACCCCGCTATTCCAAAGGCGGAAAGCTTGCTCGTCCAACGGGCAAGCAAGTCCGCGCCGCTCGCGTGATGGCAAGAGCCACACGCCAGCTTGGAAAACACGCAGCCTATTGCGCTGCAACTTACTAACCTGTCATAAATATGACACAACCACAAACTGAAATGAACTATCCAATCCACAACTTGACAGCCCGCTCACGGAAGCGGGTCACCCGCCGCATCCTCAACAAGCTCAGATACTTGCGGTGCTGGTGGAACGATGCGCTCTGCGAATCAAATGCCGCAGAGTTCGACGGCGATGTAATCGCCATGCTCCAACATGAGCAAGAGGCATCTGCCATCTCACAGGAGATCCGCGAGCTGGAAGGGAGGCTCGCATGATCCCCGTATCCTCTATCCTGATCCTTGCCGCCGCCTCACTCGTAGGCTCAACGCTCCTTCACGGAGTCATCAAAGGCTTCCTCAACTGGCTGGCTGTCATACTTATGACAGCCTTCCTCTACGCAGCATTCGCTATCGGATGCATCCTCTAACCTGTAACTACAAACTGAAACTACAAACTGAAATACACATATGTCACTACTAACTAGCTCTGATGCCAAGACTACAAAAGGTCAGCCCTTAGGCTACCTCACAGGCATCTTGTATCTTGCGCCCCACAAGATTGCGGGCCGCAACGTCTGTCCAAACGCAACGAAAGGTTGCGCCGCCGCTTGTCTCTACTCCGCAGGACGGGGCAAGTTCTCCAATGTACAACAGGCACGGATCGCGAAGACGAAGAAGTTCTTCGCCGATCCCAAAGCCTTCGTCGATGAGTTGCGAGCGGACATCCTCGCGCTCATTCGCAAAGCCGCGAAGTCTGGACTCATCCCATGCGTCCGCCTCAATGGGACATCCGACTTGCCATGGGAGAAACTCAAAGGCACGAATGGCATGACGCTCATAGAGGAGTTCTCGCATCTCCAATTCTATGATTACACAAAGTCCGTGCAAAGGATGGTGGACTTCGTCAACGGCGACTTACCCGCCAACTACCATCTCACCTTCTCCCGTAGCGAGAAGGCTGGCATGGGTACTATCTACGCTGGCATCCAGAAGAGCGGCGGCAATGTCGCGGCTGTCGTCAACGTGAAGCGCGGCAAGCCATTGCCCGCCTTCAGCGGCGGCTCACTTCTAGTGGATGGAGACGAGCATGACCTCCGCTTCCTCGACCCGAAAGGGTGCATCGTTGGCCTCCGCGCCAAAGGCGATGCCATCAAAGACACAAGCGGCTTCGTGCTTCGTGTAGCCTGAAACCTGAAACCCCTAACCTGAATCCTAAATCCTGTCATAAATATGACCAATCAAACCGTATACATTTGTCAGAAGCTCCGACTCCACAACGTGGAATCCAACTTGCCCATCAACGCGAATGCGATCCAGTATCTTACTTCGCGTCAATCATCATGGGAATCCCCGCCGATTCTCTGCCGCGACATCATCTTGTATAAGCGCAAAGAAAAACCTTTGCTCAACAAGAAAAAGATGTTGACATTCTATTCTCTATATGCTATCATATATGGACAGTTGATACAGGCACTCCAGTCTGTCTCAACTCCGAAGCTGTCATAAATATGACAAACTGAAACAACAAACACCAACTAAATAATATGAATACTGAAGTAGGAATCCTAGTCAGAGTGTCCTTTGGCAAGTTCGCCCCGAAAGTGGCGAACAAGAAAGCCAGTCACGAATATGCTAATGCTCACGGCGCAGATGCCGCGATGCATAAGGCACATATGCTCCTCGTATCCGAGGAGTACACACAACCAATCCAGAAGTTCGAGTCGTCTGTCCGACAGAACTTCTTGAATGTCTACACCACTCCGTGGGAAAGAGGCGGCTCGTCGCTGCTTCCTGCGAAGTGTATCGACACCTTCATGTCGCAGATCGGTTTGCTCCGACAGGAGCATGATCGCCTCGTCGCAGAGTGGCTCGCGAAGTACGACACTATTATCGACGGCGCGAAGCAGAAGCTCAACGGCGACTTCGATGCCCGCCGCTATCCCTCGCGTGAGGAAGTGTCGCGCAAGTTCTATATGGAAGTTACCTACTCACCGCTTCCTGCATCTGGAGACTATCGCATCGATGTCTCTAAGGAACTGCTTGAGGAAGTCAAAGCAGAGACTGATCGCATCGCCGACCAACGCTTCGCTGATGCACGCCTTGAGTTGCGTCAACGCTTGATCGACAAGCTCCAGCATCTGTCTGACAGGTGCAAGGCTGTCAACGAGAACGACAAGGCGAAGTGGTACGAGTCGAACATCAGCAATCTCGTCGATCTATTCGACCTGATTCCGAAGATGCTGTTGGGCGACGATCCTGCACTTGAGCAAGCGATCCGTGATGCCCGTGCCATGTTGACTGGCATCGACTCCGACACGATCAAGTCCAGCGAGAACGTGCGTGATGTCGTCCGCAAGAAAGCCGCGAGCATCATCAGCTCACTGCAATTCTAATCTCACAAACTAACGGGGGAAGCGCATCCGATCACGCTTACAATCTGTCATAAATATGACACTCTGAAATACAACTATACACTACACACTACTATGTCTCATCCAGAAATTACATCCAACGATATCGCCGCCGTACTTGAACGCTCCGCTCTCAGCGGCAACAGGAAAGTACCACTCTTCTTAGGAGTATATGGCATCGGCAAGTCCTATCAGGGCAACCTGTTTGCACAGAAGACGGGCCGCGAGCTTGTCGATTACCGCCTGTCCTATCGCACCTTCAACGATGTCCGTGGATTCGGCATCCCGAATCGTGAGACGGGACGCATGGAGTGGCTGACTGACGAGGACTTCCCGCAAGATCCGAACGGACGCTACGCCCTGCACTGGGAGGAACTGACTAACGCCATGCCCTCCGTCATGAAGGTCGCCATGCAAGCGATCCTCGACAGGCGCATTGGCAAGTACCACTTCCCTGAGGATACGATCATGTTCGCATCTGGCAATCGTCTATCCCACAAGACTGGCGTTGAGCGTATGCTCGCCGCCCTTGCAGACCGCCTTGCCATCTACCATGTTCGTCCTGATCTGGATTCCTATATGCGATTCCTTGAGACTCATGGCAAGTCCGCAGAAGTCATGGCGTATCTGTCCAGCAATCCGACTGCCACTTACGACTTCGACATTGCGAAGTGGGATGGCGAGTCCAACTTGCCGACGTTCCGATCCTTCGACAGGCTCGACGATCTCGCCGCATCTTACACAGATACGAAGGAGATGGCCGCTGATCCCCTACTCCGTGCACACGCCGCCTCATGTGTCGGCGCAAAGCACGGCGAGCAGTTCGCGCAGTACATCAAGCTGACCTCAGAGGTAGGAGATGTCGGCAAGATGATCGACGAAGCAGACACTTGTCACATCCCCAACGCAGTCGATATCAAGTGGCTCATTGCTTGCCGTTCGATTGTGCTTGCCAACAAGGAGAATCTCGCGCAAGTTCTGTTGCTCGCCCACCGACTAACCGATCCAACTTGTAGCGAGCAATCGTTACAAGCGATGGCGTCCTTCGTTGGCAACACTATCAAACGTAAGAAGCCAGATCTGATGCGCTCCAAAGCGATGATCGACTGGCACATCAAACATGGCGACACTCTCTCCAGCTGAACTAGTAGACCAGATCCTGAATCATGAACCCCGATTCCCGTTCACTCAACGGATATCAGGCAACTATGACTATGCGATCTGGTTCAGTAGATGGTTACGCACTATGGGTTCAAGTCACATGGTGCGTGACCTTACTTACTATTTAGTATCTGATGAAGTATATGAACTATGGAAGTGTCACAACGACATAATGAAACAACTAGCAACTTGTCATAAATATGAAACACAACGTAAAGCAAATGATAGACAAAGCAATCGCAGTGATTGCAAACCAGTATGACTTCTTCGCCCCTGCGGCGTGTGCCATGCCGTGGGTCGAAGACTATAGTGTGCCGACTGCCTGTACTAATGGGCTTCGTGTCCGCTACAATCCAGACTTCGTAGCATCACTCGCTCCGCCAGCAGTTGTCGGACTGATCATACATGAGGTGTGCCACCCGCTATTCGGGCATCTGGATCGTAGCAAGCACATGACTGATGACCACATGGCGAACATCGCCTTCGACTACGAGATCAACAATCTCATAGAGAAGTATAACGAGACGGCATCCCGCAAGATCGTCCTTCCTCCAGAGGGCTATGTCGATCTCGCCAAGTACAAGAACGAGGCGGGCGAGGTTATCTATCGCAAGCTTCAAGAGGAAGAACAGCAGAAGCAAGACGAGCAGAAGCAAGACGAGCAGAAGCAAGATGGCGATGGCGATGGCGATGGCGATCCACAAGATGGCGATGGCGATCCACAAGATGGCGATGGCAATCCACAAGATGGCGATGGCAATGGCAAAGACGACAAGCCACAAGATGGCAATGGCAAAGACGGCAAGCCACAAGATGGCGATGGCAAAGATGGCAAGCCACAAGACGGCAAAGGCAAAGCAGACAAGCCCTCATCCAGCGGGATGTTTGAGAAGTGCCCTGAGCCGAAGCAAGCAGAAGAAGTTGCCACTCGCTGGCGTGAGATCCTGTCTAGCACCATCCAGACTTCTCGCCTCCGTGGCAATGTGTCTGGCGACTTCTTGCAGAAGTTCTCTGAGTTGCTCGATCCTCCTGTCACAATGCGTGACTTGCTTGAGAAGTATGTCTGCGACTTCGCCCTCGCAGATGACAGCACGAAGTCTGACAGACGCTGGCTTGCTAACCACGATATGTGTGTAGCTGGCATCGAGTCCGAACGACACGGCACGATTGTATTCGTCAAGGATACCAGCGGATCTATCACAGACACAATCCTCAAGACTGCCTGTTCCGTGATTCAGGATGCCTGTAACACGCTCAATGCATCCCGTATCATTGTGCTGGATGTCGATGCCGCAGTGTGCGATGTCAACGAGTACCTGCCCAATGAGGAGATACCCGCCACTTGCAAAGGTCGCGGCGGCACAGACTTCAGGCCAGCCTTCAAGTGGGTCGAGGAGAATGCGCCTGATGCCCGTGTCCTGATCTATCTCACAGACGGGTGGGGTATGTTCCCATCAGAGACTCCCGACATTCCAACACTCTGGTTGTCGTGGGATCTGGAAGAGTCTGGCTATCCTTTCGGTCAAGTTGTCGCACTCGATGTGCTTAACAACGCAGCCGCCTAAATAAACTAACGGGGGAAGCGCATCCGATCACGCTTACAATCTGTCATAAATATGACAATCTGAAATACAACTACACAAATAATACAACTATATGAAAGCAGAAGAAGTAATCAATGCCGCCCTTAACTTGTCCACTAAAGATGTGAAGTCATCCGCATTCAAGTGGATCGCCAGCAAGCAGCTACTCGTAGCTACAAAAGTAAAAGAAGGTGCGCCGTATGTGATCATGGCACGTTTCGACGGAGTGACGTTTGTACACTACGATATCGGAAAGTTCTCAGAGCGATATGCGGCTAAAGGTAAGTGGCGTGATGCAGTTACTAAGATCAGCGAGACTGATCTCGTTATTGCATCTACTGCCTATAGTGAAGTATATTCAGGGTACGCCCCTATCAAACGTAGGATGAGTAGCCACGCTTTGATGGCGACTATCCTTCGTCAGGCATTCGCGGCTGATGATTTCAATAGTCCGTGGGAATGCACGTGGGAGCATTTGCTGTGTGCTTATGCCAGTCAGTTCAACAAGTACCGCAACGACTTGTCAACTGGTCTGTCAGCGTTCCACTATAGCCCTGAACTAAAGAAGATGAATGCACGTCTCGTTAATCTGGACAGCGTTCTACGAGAAGGTACTGTCTACAATCTCAGAGAGAACTATGTACAACTAGAGCATGAGTTCTATCAAGTGCTGAACAATCTTCGACGTATGAATAGTTTATCAAGTATGCCGTACTCAAGGGAAGACGGCCACGCGTATGCTAGAACAAAGCTTCTTGTGCAAGCTTACCCTAATCTCAATGGCATACACTTAGGAGCGCGAGCAAAAGTACAAGACCTCATGCCGCACTGGCAGATCATGAACGGCGAGAAGATGCTCTCGCATTGGGACAAGTTGACTAACCTATTCAAACTGATGGGTCTTCCAGTTCCTACTCCATTTGGCATTGACTTCACAGACGAGAACATTCCCGCGCTCTCTGCATTGTACGATACTGCAAAACATAACATGACCAACTATAGTAGTTGGTATCGTGAGACTAAGCTCGCGCCAACTGAGACTAAGCCTACTGCTAACACTGAACCAACATCACTCCTCGCTTAATATGAATACACCAATCAACAACAACATGGACATCGACATCAACAATCCGCTCCACGCCGCCGCTTACAAGATGGCCGCGCAGCACTTCCTCTCATCCGATCACGATGATTGGGATGCCGTCCGCCTATTCAATGCAATCACTTGCGATGAAGACAGCGACGACTGGCTGACGTGCGAGATGGATCGCCAGCTTGTCTTCCCGTGGAAGGGCATCGAAGCCGCTTGTAGTTGTCCTATGTGCGATCCGTGGGACGTCTTGCAGGAGTACATGATCTCGCTCGCGATGGACTTCGTCGCGTTCGCTCAAGAACAAAACAAGTTTCAGCATTTGCTGAAACCTGACACGAACCCGAAGTTCCATCCGAATGGCAAGTATCTAAACTGATTCCCGTATCCTGAATCTTATATGACAATCCCGCAACATATCCGTGAGGCACTGGACAAGAGTCCTAATGCCTCCGCTCATAACAATATCATCGTGTGCAAACTGAATGAAAAACTTTATGCTGCACGGTGGAATCTACAACCCCATGTAGTGGAACTCGACCAGCTATGGGAGACTACATCGACCTCAATCCCGTATCCTAAACCATGAAACACTTAGTCCTGACGATACACTCAGGATGGGTATCGTACACGATGGGTGTATCGTCAGGCTCCCATCCGATTGGCGACGACCTGCCTTCACAAACCATTGACTACCTTCTCCGAATCATTAATCCTGATTCCCATGAGGTTCACTATTATCCCTTAAACGAAACAACACTATGAGATTCCCGAACATTGATCACGATACAGCAATCACGCTGGACATTAACGGAGCAGATGTCTCCATCAAAGCACGACCAGAGAACAATCGCGTGAGCGGATGGGCAGTCATTGCCTTCACTCCCGCCTGTTCTCTCCGCTGCACGAAGACACACAGAGACAACTTGCTCGACGGCTTCGCTGAAGCAATCGCCGCCGCAGTAGGTTCCTTTGAGGACGAAGATGCAGAGCGTATTAAAGAGGCAATCCTGTCCATCACGACTAACCCCCCTCGATGATATGAAGAAACAACAGGTGATGATCCCTGCAAAGATGCCTTCACATGATCCGCTGTATCATAGATACGAAGCATGGAAGATCCTTACTGCTGTGTGTAAGATCTCTAGCATTAACATATCGCGTCTTGACTCAAAGGAGAGAAGCAAAGGTCTTACTGCATGGCGTGACATAGCCTACTGCGTTGCTGAGAAGTTCTTTCTCATGTCTCCTACAGAAGCAGCCAAAGCATTCAATGTTTCTCGCTCCACTATCATCAATAGTGGAACGAGAAGTGACAACCTAATCGAGTGTCAGTCGCACGCTGAAACGCAAACGTATGTCGATATGTTGTATCGGGTATACGATACGGCTATTGCGGGTTGAGTTTGATGTAACGCGTGTAGCGGTTGAGTTCGTCATTGAACGTCTTCATCCGCTGCACGCCCACATCTCCTAAGCTCAACACCTTTTCGATGAACGCTGGATTTGGGACTGGCTTCTCCGATAGTCCGTTGAAGATCAGACTAATGCGGCGATCCCCGTATCCCATATCCTGCTGCTTCATAAGTCCAGCGGCTTCCCGAATCCCGAATCCTGAATTAGGGATGTTGAGGAATCCACGAAGTCCCTTGTAAACTTCTTCATCAATACGGACGCGAGTCTCAACCCATTCTCTGGCAAGTCCCTTGACTTCGTCGTCAGACAGCGCACGCTGCGTCTTGAGTTGATTGATCCTACCAGTCAGATCGTTCCGCTCCTTCTGTTTATTGCGAAGGAACTTCGTCGCACTCTCCGTCACATTGACTTCGCGTGGCTTGATCACATTGAACTCATCCAGTAGAATATGGAGTGGTGCATACTTATCATCAACAGCGAGTCCTTGAGCAGAGTTGAATGCCTCCCATGCTTTCTGTATCGTGCGCGGATTGAACGAGTTGTCGATAATGTAGCCTAACTTCTTAGCGTATTGCATGATGCCGTCAGACTCATAGAAAATTGGTTGCTTTGTACTACGATCTTGATTGTTCCATACATCGAGCAATGCTCCAGTAAAGATCTGCGTATCAAGATAGGTACTGGATAAGGCTCCAGTAAAGTCAGTCATAGCCTTTGAATAGTTTCCTCTAGAGATCTGTTCAAGGCTACGCAAGATCGGATCAGCAACTAACGAGTAAGGATTAATGAACGTAAGGTCGCCTGACATCAGCTTCCCATCAAGCCATCTGTAGTAGAAGTATGTATTGTCCTTAGCAAACGATGGCATACCTTCACGGAGTGCATCATCCTCGTCGTCTCCAATCCCCATCCAGCGTCGCAGAGCTTCAGAAGCCGCACCTGAGATGACAAATAAGACAGAGTTCATACCCCAAAAGCGTTTCTGCCCACGACTTCTGATGACTGGATTATCTGACTTCCGCTCTTTAGACGCGAGCTTGTAAGTGTTGAAGATGATCCGTGGCACTTCAGTCTTGTATCGCAAGAATGGAGCCACAAACATTCCGCCACTACGGACAGTCGCCTGAATAATTGCTGGAGCTTCTGAGTAACTCTGCGCTGTAGCGAGTACGTTGTCTGCTGCAAGACGCTTCATCTCATAGTCTGTCAGTTTAGCGTAGTACGAATCCGTATTGCCAGCATCGAGGTCATGCTGCTTTGCTTTCTGGAATGTCTCAAGTTCATGGTGGAAGTATGCCATCTTGTAGAACCCATCGACTGCTCCAGATGCTGCCCGAAGTCTATCAGTCAATGGCGCAGTTGCATCAGATGCCTTTCCGTAAACAGCCCCAGCTTTTTGCTTTACAGCTTGAAGCTTCTCCATAATCGAATTAGCTTCTGCCTTCAAACTCTCTGGAGTCTTACGACCTTTGAGAAGATCCTTAATAAGCGACGATTGCATCTCATTATTAAGTATGTTCAATGACACTAGCTCTGCTCTGTATGCATCGATGTCGTGCGGATCTTTCACAACTTGTCCGATAAGCTTCATGGATAGTCCCATTGATTTGAAGTTAACGAACCCTTGAGATGGGCCGAAGAACAACGTGTTACTCACAATGTTACGAAGATAGAATCCAATCGAACCCATCGTCTTAACACCTAAGGATAGTCCAGTAAGCTTGTTGAACAAGTTGGATACTTCTTTAGTTGCAAGCTGTGATGCTGTCAGGTTGTCATCGATTACTGGAGGGCTATACATCTTACGCATTCCTTCGATTAGTTCAAGCGGCCCGTACATATTGTACGTCGGATCGTATGTCCCACCTAAGTCATCTGGAACAATCTCTTTGGAATCGGGAACGTAGATCTTTCCAGTCCGAAGATTAGCGTAACGCTGTTGCGTTGTGGGATCTTTCTTAATGAGTGCCTTCAACTGTTCTTCAGTATACAAGAATCCCTGTTCGACTGGCAGTCCATCTTCGCCGACAACTTGATTGCCATCAGGATCTAGTACTGGCTTTGAACTACCCATTGAAATCAAGTTATTGTAGAATGACTGACGAGCAACCATTGTAGTAACTGTCGAGTAAGTATTCAGCAAGTTTGATACTGCCTCTGTGTCCTGACTATATTCACCTAACAACGCACGGAGACGAGGATCGATATTCGTTTTCCTCTTGAGGTTATCGATAAGAGATTTAGTAACACCCTTCGCTAAGACTCCACTTTTACGGTTATACTCTGGATCATACGATCTGATATACTGAACCATCAGCTGTGCGGCAATTTCAGGATGATCATCTAGATAATCCTTAGCTTCGATTCTAGCTTGCTCCTTCGTGAGTGCCTTTGATCCATCAATCTTAGACTGCTTAGTCGAATCCTTGACTCTGATACTTGCTTCTTTCTTGACGTAAAGTTCGCGGAAATATTCCATTGCTTCATCACGAATCTTCACGAATGCTTCATCCTTAGACGTAAGAACTTTATCCACGTAGCCTTCTTCAGAGAAGGTGCGGTAGGATCGAGTGAGGTAGATACCCATTCCCGCATCGAAACGCACAGCAAGTGAACCTTTCAGTCCGTATTGCTCTTTCACTTTGCGGGAAAAAGCATCCGTAACCTTACGCATTTCAAGCAGTGCCGCTGCAAGTTCAGGAGAAGTGAGAGAGATCTTTTCCAGAGCAGCAGACTGCTTACGGAGAATCTCGTCGCGTAGTCTGGAACGCTCTGCTGTAATCCGCTGCACAACAAGTCTCTGATGGACACTAGTCAGATACTCTTTAGATGTAAGCTTCGCGCTAGTTTCAGGATTGAACTCCCCGTCCCTCACACGTTGTTTTACTGTCGCAACATAGGTGCGGTATTCACTCTGGAACTTCTGCTTAAGCTCTTTTTCAATCTGAATAAATTCAGTTGTTCCAACAGCATCTGCAAGAAGATCGGATGGTGCATTAGCTTCGCTGCCATATGCTTCCTTGATCTGCTTAGTAATCTTGCTTGTGAGCGACTTGCCTAATGCATCTGTTGCACGCTCGAAAGATTGCTGATTCTTTTTGAGCTTGATGACTCGCTCATCGATATCGCCTTTGATGAGTTTACTCCATGTACTGGAAGCGTGTTGGTAGTTCCCGTTCTTGAATAGTGCCACAGGAAGTTCAAGTGTATCGAACAGATACTTAAAGCGTTCTTCGATTTCTTCATCCGTCGTATCGGGATTGACCTCCCTAGCTGTTGCAGCATAGCGGCGGCGGAGTACTTCGACGTTAGCTTCTGGAGAGCGTGGATCGAATGGACTATGGTTATCGACATTACGACCTCCAGATTGCATGAACTCAAGCTCGACGGCCATGCGATGAATCATTCCAGCGACTTCTGGATTATCTTTATTCAGGTTGTAGCGGGCGTACATCCGCTTGAAGACACCTTTGAAGTAGCGGAACATGATACGCATGAGTGACGGATCGCTCTCGTAGAATGCGATGTCTTCCTCTGTAGTGTAACCGCGAGTAATCTTCTGCTTCTCCATACGCAGCATCTCCCCGATAAGCTGGCGTTTGATCTCGCCATCCTCGTCATTCTGAAGAGCCTCACGCAATTGACTACGGCGACTAGGATTAGCTGTGTACTCATCGACGATGTTGTAGAAGTCCTGATCGATGAACGAGTCTGCCAAACCGTTTAGTTCCTCCGTCGAAATCGCATAGAACTCTGCAACGTGGTCAAGCTCTTCTCCGATAAGAGATTCAAGAATCGCCTTAGCGTTCAACGGATCACTGATAGTGGACTGCTGGTTTAGAAGTGCTTTGCCCATCGTCTCTCTGTTGATAAAGATTGCTGGATAAGTTTCTCCAGCATCGTTCTTCATCAGAGCCGCGACAATTGCATCCTCAGGACGATCCGCAAAGATTCCGTGTGCGTCTGCTTCAGCTTGCGTGTTGAAGACTTCGACGCTCACATCAGCAGGAATCAGTCCGCGAACTGCTTGATCGATCAGAATGTTGATTACTTCCTTTTGCTCTGGCGAAGTATCGATATCCTCAGAGATCGATCCGAAGTTTGCGAAGCGTGTTTGCTGTTGCGATTCTGAAACCTTCTCAACTACAGGAATAATTCTACGACTGACTCCGACACTAATGGCTTCTTGAATACCTCTATCAATGTAGTCACGACTTGTTCTAGCCATGCTGCTGTTTCCAACTTCTGTAAAGTCCGTAAGGGCTGCAAGTGCCGTATCGAATTCACTCGTTGGCTTGATGCCGAAGGCACTCAAGATCGCATCATAGATACGGGCAAAGAAGTTCTTACCCTTAGTCTTAGGATCTTGCAGGAACTTCAGGCTATTCTGAAAGTCTGAGGAAGAGAAGTACGTCGCAATGAACTCTTCAAAGTTCTCTGTAGCAAGCTCGAAAGCAACGCTACGCCTGCCAGTCAAACGGGAATCCTCTGTGTACGCGGCTTTAGTAAGCTCGTAGAGTCCTTTAAGTCTTGCCTTTGCCGTGCGCTGCGATGACGTGAGTGAGACATCGGGTCTAGTAAGAAGATCAACAGTGAGAGCGTGAACGTACTCATGTAGCAGAACTGACTCTACGCCATTGCCATAATAACCTGCAAGATTGACTGAGACACGACCTCCGCCCGATTCAAACGGAATGAAATTTCCAGCTTCGTTGTTGTTAATATCCGTGATAACAAACTGAATGTTGCGAATAATGTCTGGATTTTTCAACAAGAGTTTAGCAATGGCTTTATGGTTCTTATCCTTGCCACTCTTAGCAATAAGATTCAAAGCAGAAATAACGGACTCGACGTTTCCAGATTCAAGACTAAGTCTCTCGACTTCTTGATTGTTCTTGTTGCGATAGAAGGCGCGGTACTTATCAGAGATGAACGATGGGGCTGCATAGCTACGCTGACCGACACGGGCAGCAATAACAACAGAAGCAGCTTCTCCTGAACTCATTCCAATATCCATCAACTCTTTGATGGCGCGGCTTTCTTCTCGCATGAATTTGACTTCAGCTTCTGTAAAGCCCAATTCGTTCACCATACGCGATTGGACCTTCTTATTCCATTGTTGTCTAAAGTCATACTGGAATGATCCTGATGCTTCAAAGGCATCATATACCGCTCTAGTTGTAGCGTTAACTGTCTTGAAGGTGTCCAATACTTTTCTACGGAATAGGTGTGATTCCATTACTGAGAACCTATTACCAGATGGAGATGCCCACTGTGCAATTGCTGCAAAGCATTGTTGCCCACTCATATTATCTACTAACTGTGGGCTATCTTTAAAGGCAGTCTGTTTAGCTAGACGCTTCATAGCTCTTCCAATTTCGCCATCTGATTTGATAACGGATAGTGCATCTCTTACAATGTACCGATTAACTTCAGCCAAATACGCTGCATCTTCAGCAGTATGTATGTAAGAAGTTGTACTCTCATCATAGCCGTATACTTCATTTAGCGCAGATTCAAATTCATTGCCAGTAACTTCTGAACGAAGTTTACTGTAAGCGTCTGCCTCTGCATTATCTCTAGTAGCCCTCTCGTATTCAAGACGATCTTTAAGGCGATCTCTAATTCTACTAACGATAGTTGGGACATTTGGAAAGTCTCCATTACTATCGGCGTGAGCTATGTTATCATTGATAGTATTCAATAAGAACTGATCGACTACTTTATTTGCCCACTGAGGATCTAGAACACGCTCTGCGTTCTTCTTAGCAGATACTAAGATCTCAGGTTTTATGCTGCCTGTTTTAAATCCGAACGTGTAGAGGAAGCTTGCTTTGTTTTCTTCTGCTGACGTAACTTTTAGATCTTGATCTAGTTTAGCATCAGACGGAACTGAAAGGCTGTTAAGCAAGATTGATCTAGCTTGTTCAGTTCCTTCTGGCTTGATCGAATACGTAGAACCATTCCGCACAAGGATGTCCGCAGCTTGCAGTGACTGAACAATGTGTCCGTATGTCAGGGCGCGTGTAAACTCTGGAATTACTTCCATCATAAACTTCAACTTAACATCTTGAACTTCATTACTGCGAAGTCTAAGTCGATCTAAATTCGCAAGCTTGAATAGTTTATTTGCTGCTCCAATGTTTTTCTTATACAGTGTGTTATCACCGCCAACATTCTGTGTAATTGTTGAATACACATTGCCAAAGAAGTTATTTACATTTATAAGTGCTTCTACAAGTGAGAACTCTTTAGCTGGTGCAGCTTCTGTAATGTCACTAAGGTTTTTACTTACGGTTACTTTGCTCTCGATAGACGGTTTAAATCCAGCAAGCAAATCAAAACTATCTGCGATAGTTTTAGGTATCGTATTATCTGTTGGTTTACTCTTGTTCTTATGAACAATCGAAACTTTTTCAAGAGGGTTTGAAGGACTTGGGAATTCTACATCATAAATTATTCTTGTTGCTTTATCAAATTTAATCGCTTTATTTACGGCTCCATTGAAGTTTGTAGGAACTTTGATAGGGATCTGTAACTTTAGAATATGTGCGACTGTAAACGGATTGTTGTCGAACACCCCAATCTTAACTCCGCTATCTTTATAGAGTTTGTATGGGATGCTAACATTTTGTTCGTAGTTTCCAGTAAATGGATTGAACCAACTTAATTTAGGAGTCTTTGTAGACTCCATGTTTTGAGTTAGTATCCCATATAGTTCTACTACTTCAGCTAAAGAAAGTGGTGGGTACTTAGCAAAAGTACGCGTCGCCAACATATTCGATAGCTCATTGTAATCGATAGCGTCACTGTAGTTAGCGGGCATTCCAAATGCCGCACTCTTCTTAAAGCGCACGACTGCGCCTTCATCAGAAAGGTAGTCAAGAACTTTAGGAATTTGTTCATTGGCAACTTGTACAGCAACGGACGCACCCCTTACACGTTCTTCATCCGCGAGCCTAAGCTTTTCAATACGTACTCTCTCAGTTTCAGCTTTAGCTTCCGCCTTAGCTTGAGCTGCTAAGGCTTTAGCGTCACTTGGAACTTTAGGAGTTTTGGGTTCCTTAGGAGCTTTGGGTTCCTTAGGAGCTTTGGGTTCCTTAGGAGCTTTGGGTTCCTTAGGAGCTTTAGGTTCCTTAGGAGCTTTAGCTTCTTCTACTGCAACTGTCCGCAGACGCTCTGCAACAGCAGAAGCTTGAAACGGATCAACGTCGTTCTGAGAGGATAGCCGCTCACGAATTCGTTTGTCAGCAGCTTCAAGAGTTAAGCCTCGTCTAACGAGTGCCTGAACTGCTTCGTTATATTCCTGCCTTGTAAACGAAAGCGAGTCATCGGGTTGGCTTTGGATCGAGTACTTAAGATTCTTATCCGCTTCTGATTGAGGAAAGATTAAGTTGGGATCTAAAAGTGGGCTTTCGACAATAGCAATAGGAGAAGAGATTTGATCAAGTAAGTCTGGAAGAGCTTGTTCGGAAGTCTCAAGATAAGCTCCTTGAACTGCGGCACGAAACTCTTCTGGAGAAATGTCACGAAGTCTTTTGATAATCTCGTCGGCTCTACTATCAGCAAGAGGCTGAATCTTGAGTTCGTTGATTGGGATGGAAAGAACATCGGGAGTAGCGTCAGCATTGCCAGCCTCTACTTCTGCCATCGTAGTATTATCGTCACCGATTTTAACGTATGCAATCGGCCCGTTCTCAGATTCGGCGACGCCAATAACTGTGCCAGAATAGAATCCTTTGCTAGTGCGGCCTGATGCAACTTGTCCAATAAGCGGGTTTACCTCTTCTTGTTCTGGTGCAACTTCTGCCGTATCAGTACGGAGACTCTGAGCAACAGAAGAAGTAGCGAAAGGCTTCTTGATTGCGCCTGTGAGATTAGCATCTTCGATTGGCTTCCTTGATTCGGCAATACGATCAAGCACACTTTTGATATTGCTGCGAAGCTTATCAGCGGTGTCGGGCATCGAGTTGGCTGTCGGTGCAAGATCACGATTAGTCGCCAGTACGTGTGGATGCTCTGGATTTCCAGAAGATACTTTGACAATGTTGAGCTTACGGATATCTCCAACAGTCTGGTTTAGATAATCTGCAACAGCTCGCAGATCTTCAGATCCATAGAAATTATTGATGTCTTTTCCTGAAGTTTTATTGAACCATCCATCTGAGCCAATGCCAAAGATCGGATACCACTTGCCTACAGCAACGTCAGCTTTGCCGCCAGATCCAGTACTGATGTAGAACGGCACACGAATGCCATTGATAGACGCAAGCACTAACGGTCTTCCAGAATAGTCCAGCACTCTAGCTTCACCAGACTGCTCTTCAAGAGGTCCGCCAGTTACTGTAGCGTACTTAGTAGTATATGGCGCAGAATCAAAAGTAACTTTGTTGCCGTTGATATCTGCCGCTTGTGCCAAGACAGATTCAAGCTGCTCAGGATTACTGAAAGACGCTGGCGTAGTTGGCGCAGCTGGTGCGGGTAGTGCTGGAGTTGCTGCGTTAGCCTGTGGTTTAATGCTTCCAGTTCCGATTAGTCCGACAGCGTTTCTTGCACCAGCAACGGCAGTAGCAGAAGTTTCTTCTGGCTTATTAGCCATTGCGTTCAGCTGGTCTAGCGTAACAAACTCATCTGAGTTCGCAGCAGCGGCAGCTGGATTAGCCGCAGATGGCTTTGCGGCAGCTGGAGCAGTAGCCTTTTGTTGCGGTGCAAAGATGCGCTTCTCGATTGCTTCAGCCGTAAGTGGACTACCAGCAGCACGTAAGTTTTCAGCAATTTGATTTACGACAGAAGACTTTGCAGCATCTCGACTCTCAGCATCGATCTCTCCGCCTCTCGCGAATTTGCCCAACGTCGCACGGAAAGCTCCAGTTGCTCCACCGAATACGCCGCCGTATACTGCCGCCATTCCTGATTGCTTAATGCGCTCAAGCATTGGACGGTCTTGACCCGTGAATCCTGTTTCAACAAACCCGTTGATAAAGTCTTGTAAACCTTCTTCAACTGCTTCGTCAGCAAAGCCCTTTGCAACACCCATTGTGGCAGAAGTCTTGAACAAGTTCTTATAGCCAGCTTTAACTGTATTAGCTACGACTTTATTGAAAATCTGATTTGCGGCATCAGACTCAAGTTCTCCAGCAGGGAAGTTAATTCCTTTGATCTTTGAGAGAACAGCTTTCATCTGGCGTGGTGTAGCTCCGCCCAACATGAAGTCTTCTAGACCTCCGTGTCCCAACATCGAGAAGCCGACAGTAGTCGCTCCAGTGATTGTCGCGGCAATCATTCCGCCAGCTAAAGCTCTGTTATGTCTTTCCTGCTCAGTCATCTTCTTACCTTCAGGGGAGTCCTGTAGGACAGAGTAGATATTTGCATAGGTGCTGCCACCTTCACGGGTAGCCGCTGTCACAAACTGTGCAGAACGAATCAGGTACTTATTTGCAGTAGTCTCCGCATAGGCTTTAATGGCAGTAGCGGCACTTTGTTCTATCGTTTGCGTAGCCGTCGCTTTTACAAGACCTTTTGTAACGAGTCGAGCTGCGGCATCTGCTGCCGTTTCAGTTGCTGCTCTAGCGAGTGCGCCCCTTGCAATCCCAGTAACGATTCCCTTTGCAGTTAAGCGTGCGCCAGCGTATGCTGCTCCTCCGATTCCGCCAGCTTCTGTCAAAGCTGCCATTGTCACCATATCAGCAACAACAGGAGCTACCATTTCTCCGAATGTAGTAGTAACGCCAAAATCTTCTCCAAAGATGTTTGCGAGTGTCTTGCGCGAGGATCTTTCTCGATGTGACTTTAGCAGTGCGTCTATGCTTTCTTTGTTCTTTGTAACAGCCCCTACAGTATGGTAGATGTCAGCAACGCTATCGTATACTGAAGAACCAATGGCCCCGACAATTTCATTCTTAAAGTAGTTATAGTCATGCGTATTTAAAAAGTTATCCAGAACTTCTGACTTCTTTTTACCTTGTGCAAAGCCAGTCTGCACAGCATTCGTCCACTCATCTGATAGATAAGAATCCTTAAATACTTGTCCATAGGTGTCGAAAGACGAATCAAGTTTAGACTCGCGCATAGCACCGAAACCAGCACGTTGATCTTCTGTAAGATCTGGATTCGCTGTGACGGCATTGAATACACTCTGCTTGATAAGGGCATCACGATGCATGACAGGGGAACCGTATCCAAAGTAATGGAGGTTCTTCGTAATCTCTTCGCCTTCACGGAACTTGAGTTGTCCAGAATCAGCTGCAATAGTCCCACCTAAGAACTCAAGAGCGGCACGCTTATCTGCATCAGGAAGATCAGAAAGTTCTGGAAGTTTTTCATCTAGATTATCGATGAGCTGTTTGTAATGAAAATCAATATCCCTCAGGGCAGAAGTTTTTCCATTATCAATATCTCCAATATCTGTAGCTAACTTCAAGGCATTCTTCTTAAATTCTTCATCCTTATTAAAAAGGGTAGAAGCTGCCGCTCTAGCTTTATCGTAGTTTTGTAATTGAAACTTAGGAACAGTAGAACCTGTAGGAATCGTATATGCATCTTGAATAGCAAGAGCGTCGTCGGCACTAAGAAACCCCATTCGTTTGCCTTGCTGATATGCATCATAAGGAGTCATATTCTTCGCAAGCTCTCCGCCGACATAACGCGTGTCGCCTTTAGCATCTTTGATTTTAGCAAAAGGAATAGTACCTTCGCTGAGTAACTTCATCTGAACCTTATCATAATTGGCGTCAGTAGCCGCTTTAGCTTTAGCTTCAAGCTCTGGCATTGCCGCCTGATAAGTTTCAAGATCTGGTCCTTCGATCTTGCCAGCTTCAAGATTCTTCTTAGTGATGTAGAAGCGACGCATATCGTCGTAGCCAGCATCCTGTTCATTAGTGTTGCCAAAGACGTAATCGAACTTCCGTTCAAATGGCGTTTCTTTAGGAGCAAACTGTTTGTCAATATCCTCTTTGCTTAACCCTAAAATAGGGTCTGATAGTGAAGCATATCGCGCTTCATCTACTGTCTTATTAATATCTCCATCAAGCTTGCCCTCTTTAAAGTAAGAGTCTTTGACGTATTCAGAATACTTATTACGCTTTTCTAGTTCATCGCTAACATTGTTTGAAAGCGACCATTGGTCGATTGATTGAAGCTCAGGCATAGCTGGTGCTGGTTGGGGTATGTAGTTTAGGTTAGTCTATTTAGGGGTATTTACTTTAAAGCCACTAAAAATTTTATCTTGTTCTGGAAGAGGAGTAGAAGTTTGGTAGGGTACAGGAGTGCCATAAAATTCTCCTGAAGCGCGACGATAAAGAACTGTTGATTCTTCGTCGAGTTTATCGCCTAAAGCTTTGTAGAGATCTAAGTCATTCTGATACTTGTTCTCGATCTCTTTTTGATCTTTGCCTGTGAGCATAGATAAGTTACGCACGTAAGTATTACGCTGTGTGGGCTTAAATAGCTTGCCGCCTTCTGGCAAAGGAGGCGGCGGGACATTTGATGTATTTTTAACTTCGCCACCTAAAATAGAAGTAGCATAGTCTTGTTGAGCGGCCCCAATAAAGGCAGGAGAATTATGCTGTGCCCGCATATCCTTAATGAAGTCGGACTTAATCTTAAGAGCGTCGCCAGCACGTTCAGCTTCAGCCTTTGAGTTCTTCTCTTCCGCAGCTTTTTTATTCGCGTAATCTACAAGCTTAAGGCGAGCGGCATCAGGACTCACGATACCAGATGCAAGATCGTTTGCCATCTGTGGATCATACGGAGTAAGCTGCTGGACTAGATTGTAGTTCATGCTCTTCGCTTCACGTTCGTCTGCTGCCATAGCCGCAGCACGATTCCTATACGCATCGAGCGTAGCTGCCCCGATAGAAGTTCTGAATACTAGTGGATCTTGAGACTGGAGTTTAGCAAGCCCAATTGTAATGTCTGTTGGCTTTGCATCAGGACTAAACAAAGACTCCATCGCGTTCGTTAAAGCACCAATTTTATTGGCCGCATCACGCTCCTGTTGCAATTTTAAAGTTTCAGACTGGTAGTCAGTCATGGCCCGTTGGAATGAAAGCTGTTCAGTGGCAGACTTAGATAAAGCTGAAAGAGTATCGTTCTGAGCTTTCAGAAAAGGAGAAACTTCTGCGACATACTTCTGAGACAGATAAGATTTTTCACGATCTGAAAGTCGGCTGGACGAAAGATCTGAAAAATAACTGCTCTTCATAGGAGCAATATCACTAGCATAATCAAAAGTAGCCATAAGTTATCGAGGAGTTGGGACAGGACTAAGAGTACCATTCTTCCTTAAAGCCTCAATCTGTGCCCTGATAAATTCATTGGTAAGCCTGTTTTGCTCTTCAAGTTGGGCTTGATACTGCATAGCTGCGCTAGTAGCTGCGCCGTCTTGTTTGTCCCGCTCTGCTTGATATCCTTCGCTTTTGAGAACTGGCTCTTTAAGTCCAGTAGCTCCAGCAGTTTTGGCAAGATCATTTGCAGCACCACCGAAGCCTTGTCTTTTAAGGCGTCTAGCCATACGCAAGGCTTTACCCGTATCTGATTCAAGGGCCGTAGCGGGCATACTAGTTGCTGTTGACGTACCCATACGTGCGCCTTGCATCGCGTCGTAACGATCAAGCAAGCGGGTAGTCGGTCCTTGCGAATTGGATGGGTTCAAGTTTGGTCCGCCGAATGCTCCACTATCCTTTGACCTTTGACGGGCTGCGGCTTCGTCGGCATCAAAGATAGATCGCACAGGTTTTGCCGTAGCAAGTGGCATAGCAGGGAGCGGTTTGAACTTTTCTTCTTCATCAGGAAACAATCTCCCGCTAGTCGTAGCAAATTTCCCGTTAGCAATCGTCGAAGCCATTCGCAGAATTTACGGCAACACGCTCAATTTGTCAACACATTAGCAATACAGGCGTTCAACTTAACACCGCCTACTTTAAATAGGTGGGATTCGTCAATTATTTTCTCCTATACAATATAAAAAGTCTTATTTAGAAGTCCTTCACTAATGTGTCGGACACATTAGTGAACAGTGTTATGATAAGACTTTTTAACTTACAAAACGCTAATCCAACAAAGCCGTCTCCGAATTGCTGAGTGCGCCACTCAATGACTTGAAAGAGTTCGGCGGCTTCCTGAATCCTGCTTCCGTCGAATCGTTCGGTGGTTCCATTGCTACCATCCCCAAACGCTGACGGGCGCAGTCCAGTGCGAGGAAGGCGGCATCCGCTAAGTCGGGCGACCTGCCGAAGCGGGACTTGAACTCTGGCTTTGATTCGATCTTCACTTTTAGTGAGCCAGTCTTGACTAGTTCGTAGTTCCTGCTTGTGATTTCCTGTGCCAGATCGGCGGAGATTCCGAATAACTGCTTCGTCCGCATGAGTTCCTTACCCACGAACCACAATTCAGATACACGGTTCACGTAGAGTTCCTCGCCAGTAAGCTTGCTGTTCGCGCTGACACGCTTGTCAGAGGGCTTGCCGCCGAAACTGACACGGAATATCGATGGCGACCACTCGCCTGCCAGAACGTCACAGAAGGGTGCGCCTGCGCCCGTAGCATCGACTGCAAGATTCTCAGGCAAGATGTTCCTACGCTGGCAGTGCTCCTTGACTTGCCTCACAATCTGGTACGTTCGCGGAATCGCCTTGTTCGTCGCGTCGTCGTTCAGTAGGATCGCCTCTCCGAATTCAAAGACGTAATGCCCCGTCGTGTCGTAGCCTACTGTAGCAGTATACAGGATCGTCCTATCTCCTCCGTTCGTGAACGCGGGATCGAGTCCCGCAACAATCGTCGGCTTGCCAGCCCATTCGACTTTGTTCATTGCCTTGCTAGAAGTCAGCTCAACTTCGCTGTAAATCCCTTGCGTCTCGTCGCTATCAAAGAAGATTGCGCGAATCATCCGCAAGTAACCTCTAGACTCCGCACCCAACAAAGCCCTGTCCTCAATCAGCTTTTCCTCTGTGGGGAGCCAAGGATACAGGACTTCTCCAGCCAGAATGTTGGGAGAACGCTCGCCGTCCAGCCGTAAGTAGAAACCACCCCACTTTGTTTTCCAGTTATCTGCCGTATTAGTATCTACAGAGTCCCATCCACGAAGTGGCTCAGACCAGATTCCGAAAGCGTCGAAGCGACTATTCGGGTTGCTCATACCGATCATCTGGAACTCTGGATTCTTTGACAAGTTGGTAAGACCCGCATTTAGAATTGCTTCCGAAATTTCAGAAAGCTCGTCTCCGATTACGATGACCCGTTTCTGCTTGATACCGATGAACTTGCCAACTGCTTCCCGTGTCTTGCTCTTTTCAGCCGCAATCAGGGACAGTCCAGCCCGTTCGATCAAATCGCCGTTCTCATTGATGTAAGCGACGTTTCCAATTGAATCCCGAATCTTGCACGGTGCGTTGGGAATCACTGTCAGTAAGCTGATTACGGAACCCCAAATCCGTTTACGGGCTTCACGTAACGTCGTAGAGGTCATCAGGACGAGCGTGTCCTTTGGCTGCGACAGCCAGTTGATGATTGCCCACGCTGCCATTGTGTGGGATTTTCCGCTTGATGCCGATCCCCCGATTGCCAGATACTTGTTGCCAATAGCGGCACGCACCATTTCTTCAGCCCACGGATGGCGCACCATCAATTTTTCTGGAAGATCCTCGTTGTTCCAAAGCTCATCACAGCAACGCCAGAAGTAAAACTCCTTTGCCCTACTGTTCGTATGATTAGCAAATCCGTAGAGCAAAGCAGTCAAAAGACTCGTCGGAGGGATCAACAAACCGCCAATATCCATCTTCCTTGTTGTCGGGTCAATACGTGGCTCCAGCAACTTTTTTGTTTTTTCTGACGAAACGCTCATTTTTTTCTTGCCCACTTACCTTATTTCATTTAAACATCTTGTCAACAACTAATGGACGAAGAACAAGATATGGATAATCCGCTCTTAACAAGAGCGTTGGAGATGTACGCGAAGGACTACAAAATCAAAACCATTGCAAAAGAACTCAATGTCCATGCAGGAACGATTCGTCGTTGGTTCAAGAAGATCGGGATTCCCGCGAGGAAGAACGGTTTTGCACAACCTAAAAAGGTTCTTCCAGTTGATATTCCGCTTGATCCTCTTGCTGACGATCTGGAAGAAAACCTCGATAACTTCACGGATCAAGCTATACGAGTGGCAAAGCACGAAGCCCGAATAGCGGAAGACAGTGCCTTGATCGAGATCGCTGAAGCGCAGTCAACGCCAGCAGATAAGTACCAGCACTACATTGCTGCTGCTGGAATCAAGCTCCTACGCGACTCAATGAAGAACCTTAAAGGTCCAAAGACTGTAAGGGAACTCAGCGAACTTGACCAGTTGATCCGACGTAATTTGGGCCTGAACTCAAAGAGCGGCGGCGGTCAAAGTAAAATGCACATTGACATTTCAATTCTCAATAATACAAAAGCTGATCGTGGAGAGGGCAGCGTCAAAAAAATGAAACAGACCATTATCGATATTGAACCAGAATAATATGTTTAAGAACAAAATTGCAGAACTAAATGCTAGAGCCTTAGTTAGGAAAGAACTTCCAGACGGAGATTTTACCTTTGAAACTAAAACCTTAGCGGGAATCTTTTACCGTGTGTTCCCGTACAATGGGCGCGAAGTTTGTTATCTCGAATCACTGAGTAAAGGAACAACGATGTTTGCTCCTGAATCAGGAGACGGGATTCTTGTACGGGCAGATGTAATCAATTACGTTTCAGAGAACTGATGTATCACAAATTCAATCAAGAGAATAAGGATCTGATCTTAAAGCTTTCCGCAGAAGAGTTCAGCTGCACAGTAGATGGTATCATCGCAGTTGACAGATCAAACCGTCCGTCAAATGCAAGACACGTTTCGATGGCAATCATGAAAGCATTGCTTAAATGTACTCTCACAGAAGTAGCTGCGGTATTTGGCAAGCACTACACTACTGTGATACACGCGAAGAAGCGTGTTGATGAAGACATGCAATTAAAGAACTCCGCTTTAGTCGTCATTAGAAAATTTAAAGAGCAGATGACTGAAGAATGATCGTAGGCATCGACAACGGACTCGACGGCGGGCTGTGTGCGATCTCAAAGCACAACGGATCGATCATCGACAAGTTAGCGATGCCAACTTTCCAACGCGCTGGGAAGCGTGAAGTAGATTCAAAGGCAATCTACAACTGGATCTGCGACCTGAATACTGAATCCGTTATCGCGATTGAGGAGCCGTTGAAACACGCGAAGTCTTCGCAAGCTATGCGCTCGATGGGCATTTCGTTCGGGAAGATCATGGGGATGTGCGAGTCACGCGATCTCAAAGTCAAGCCGATTCAAGTACTGGACTGGCAGAAGAAGATGTTGGGCAAAGTGCCAAAGTCCCAAACAAAAGTTTTCGCTTTGCGGAAAGCAAACGAACTCGCGCCCGACGAAGACTGGCGCAAGAACGAACGATGCACTGTTCCGCATGACGGAATCATCGACGCCTTTTTGATCGCAAGATTCGTGCTAGAAAATTCTTGAACTTTTTTCTTGTGGTTCTGGCGCGAATGAAGTAAGAGCTTGTTCCGAATGAAAACACTATTCCCAAAACAAAAAGAAGCCAAAGAGTTTTTCCAAGAGCGTATCCGCTGCGGCGGCAGCACGCTCGACAGTTCAAGCGTAGGCACTGGCAAGACTGTCGTAGCTGTCCATCTGGTGAAAGATCTTGCCCGCCCGTTCGCCGTGATCTGTCCAAAGGCCGTTGTCCCCTCATGGGAGCGCGAATGCGAAGCGCACGGCGTGAAGCCATTGTTCGTCCTGAACTACGAGAAACTTCGCGGAGGCAAGACGAAGTGGATGGCGAAGGCTGGAAAGAAGATCATGCGTTGGTCTTTGCCAGAAGGCACTGTCGTACTCGTAGACGAGATCCACAAAGCCAAAGGACCGTACACGCTTAACGCGCAGCTTGTCGTGTCTCTCGTACAGCAGGGATATGCCGTACATGGAATGTCTGCTACGGCTGCGGAAGATCCTACGGAGATGCGTCCGTTGGGATATGCACTGGAACTGCACTCGCTCAACAAGCCAGAAGGAAATCTAAAGAGTTGGTTCTCATGGATGATGATGAATGGATGCTATCAAGATACGTGGGGTAGTTGGAAGTTGAGCAATAAACAAAAGCTTGTCGAACTGAATAAGCAGATTTACGGAGTCAGCGGACACAAGCTCACGCCAAAAGACTTTCCTGATTCCTTCCGCGAGAATCGGGTATTCGTAGAGCCGACGCAGTTCTCTGACTGGAAGAAGATTGATAAGGCTTACACCGATTTGGGCATCACGCCAGCGATCATCGAAGAGTTTATCGAGTTGGGCAGCGTATCAAATAGCGAACACGTACTCGTCAACATCCTCAAAGCTCGCCAGCTTGCCGAATCCTTTAAGGCTCCCGATCTGGCAGAGATCGCTGAAGACTACGTCAGTGGCAGCAATAGCGTTGTGATCTTTGTCAACTTCTCTGACACAGTTGACGCTCTCTGTACGAAGCTTCAATGCCGCAAGATCGATGGACGGCAAACAGCGGCAGAACGCCAGCTCGCTATCGACCGCTTTCAGGCAGACGACGATCACTGTCTCGTAGTCAATATCGCCGCTGGCGGTACGGGCTTGTCGTTGCACGACATCAACGGCAACCGTCCGCGCATCTCGCTGATCTCTCCGACGTTCAACGCGAAGGACTACCTGCAAGTGTTGGGCCGAATACACCGCAACGGAGCAAAGTCAGACGCGCTCCAGAAAGTGCTTGTCGCCGCTGGCTCTATTGAAGAGACAGTCATGAAGGCGATCAACGCGAAGACTGCCAATATGCAAGCCCTACATGGATCATGAAAATAAAATCACGAATTATGAAAATTTTTCTTGCCGCCATAATTTTGCGGCATACTATCAAAGAAATTCTTAACACGTACTTAACAAAATGAGCTTTGGAACTGGAGCAGGAAAAGGGGATTTGCCACGCGCCGTAAAGGGCGAAGCATTCCGTGCCGCATACGACAACATCAAGAAACCTGAATCGTGGACTTTGCTTATAGCAAAGTTCCATGAAGCGGTGAACAACAAAGACTCTGTGCTTGCTGAAGAGCTGCAAGCGCGGATTAAGGAACATCCGTTTTATACAGGAAAGCCATGAACATAGACGAAGTACTCGCAAGCCCTGAATGGAAACAAGCTCTTAAAGACTCTTTAGGATTTGATCTATCAAAAGCCAAACTTTCAGATAATTGGAAGAACCCTTTTATGGGGGTTTTACCAAAACACGATTCTTTTAGGGGTATTGAATTGGGTGAACCTATTGCAGAGTTTAAATTTTATCCTTAAATAACAAAAACAGCGTTCGACTCGACCGAAGTCGCCCTGACCGATAAACAGGGAAACGTGCGTCGCTAACCGCACACGCTGACCAATTTTATGAGAGAACAATACTACTACTACGACGAAAACGGAAGACTTAGACTAAGCCGCTAAACAAAAACACTAAGGAAAACAAAATGAAAGAAGCAGCAACATTCTTCCTAATAGGCATTTTTTCCGCTTCAATAACGCTGACTACAATGAAAGAAGTAATAACCTTCGGCCTAATCTGGATCTCCATTGCATTAGTTACGGCTACTCTGTGGCACGCAGCAGTTGGAGGAAACGATGACGATAACTACCCACCAAAAATATGAACACACTAGAATTCAAACCATTCCCAAAGATGGCTCGCCTTCGCCGCGAGTGCATCATCACTGAGAAAATCGATGGCACAAACGCCAGCATTTATATTGGGCCTGCTGATTATGGAGACCCTAAAATGGTTGATGCCTTTCACAATACTGAAGGCGAAACTATTGGTTTATGGGCTGGCAGTCGCAATCGCTGGATTACACGGCAAGACGATAACTTTGGCTTTGCCAAATGGGTATATGACCACTCGTTTGAACTCGTAAAATTAGGCGAAGGCCATCACTTCGGAGAATGGTGGGGCAGCGGAATTCAACGTGGCTACGGCTACAAGAACGGCGAGCGGTTCTTCTCGCTTTTCAATGCAAGCCGTTGGGTTGAGCATGACAAGCCAACGTATGCAATCGAGCAAGACAATCCGAAGGCTGAACCAAAATTCACCGAACACGCGCCTGCTTGCTGCAAAGTGGTTCCTGTACTTTATGATGGGTTATTCAGCACTCTTGTCGCAAGAAGTGAATTAAACCGACTTGCGGATTTGGGCAGCGTAGCCGCACCAGAATACATGAATCCAGAAGGTATTGTGGTGTATCACAAAGCTGCCGCTACTGGATTTAAGATGACTATTAAAGATGACGATAAACCGAAAGGCAAACAATGAACACACAATACAACGACCCCAAAGGCGCGGCAGGCGCACTGAAAACACCATTAGGCTTAATCCCATCCTACGCAATGGAACAAACTGCGTGGGTACACAAGTTAGGCGCAGAAAAATACGGGCCTTTCAACTGGCGTAAAACTGGAGTATGTGCCAGCACCTACGTCAATGCCATCTTGCGACACCTCAACGCATGGCGTGACGGAGAAACAGTCGATCCTGAATCAGGCATCAGCCATCTGGCACACGTTGCCTGTAGCTGTAACATTCTGCTTGATGCAGGATTCTGTGGCACATTGAAGGATGATCGGAACATTACACCGCCTAATACGGCTGTAAG